GAGCGAACCGGATACAACGCCCAGCACATACCCATTAGAACCTATGTTAAACAGGCTACCATCACCACGCACAAGCTGCGTGATCGCACCTGTGGCCATAAAACTATATACACCAGTACTGATAACCGCCGTGGTAGGTGTCACCGAGTAAGCAGCTACGTTGGAAACGACCTTTATACTGGTTACAGTGCCGCTCCCTTTATTATTAAAAGTATTCCAGTCAGTAGAAGACAAATAACCATTGGCAGATGTGGTAGCCTGTGTTATACCAAACACTCCGGTCGCATTGTTATAACTCAATGGTGCAGTCGCAGACAAGGCCGTTAAGCCTATACCACCCAATCCGGAGAGCGTATAATTTGGCACATTAAACGTATGCCCTGTCAACGTTGCCGCCCCGCTACTCCCTGTAGTGGTGAGGCTGTAAGGTGTCGGTGTCGGAGGTATCAAAGCCGCAATACTATCCACCTGCTTCAATGCATATAGCTTCGTTTCCAATAGTGTGCTGTCTACAGCAATATGGTTATTGGAAGTAACAAATATCCCCCATATATCCACCACGCCGGTTATGTATCCGTATGGATTACTGGCATAGTAACCTCTTAACCCACTGGCTGTATCTCCCAGGGCGCTCCGAACGGCAGCAGTACTGTCCCCAAGTAGACTCTCCAAAAAAGCGATCGCATTTAAGGCCGTATCGTGAAGCGCTGCAGTTGTTGCGTATACGCTCAGATCAGAAGGGGTCACATATAGTGTACCGCTGTCAGCTATCGGTACAAACTTTGATATCACCCACGCAGAGTCAAACATTGTCATCCCGCCTGCATATTGTGGTATATTCAGGATGCCACCACTGTAAGTAGATGGCCCGGAGCTGCCGGTGGTCGTCAGTGTAAATGTGCCCCCCACACCAGGTATCGTGTAGCTACCATCGGTGGTCAGGTCTATAGTCACCCCGTTCAGTACAATTATCCTATGCGCCACTGCAAAACCCATGCAGATCAGCGCTACCGCCAGTAATATGTTTTTAATCTTTCTCATCAATATAAAATTTCTCCTAAAGCATTTAAGTCCTGTCCGAAATTGGAATAGTCCTGGGCAAACGCCGGATCATTCTCTGGTACTCCGCTCATACCAGTTGGCGTGTCAGTGGTTATCGCCTCTACATTTACAACGTGCTGCATCATATTCTGTAAGTGCGTTTTCCACATCTTGAAAAGATCACCTCCGTTGGTATTTTTATAATTCATCTTCCCGCCGGTCATTGTCATCGTTCCGCCCCCGCCATCTTTCGCCTGTATCTGTCCATCCGTTACAATAAACTGCGTCTCATTCACAGTCACACTCACTTCGGTATAACTATCAGCCCACAGCAGCTGCTTCAGTTGTCCCGGCCCGTTCACCTCAGCCACCACAGAATTCGCACCCACCACCGGCAGCATATAAATGCCATTCACATTCTCCAGTATCACATTGAGCAGTATGCCGTCTGTGGGTGTTTCATCAGCATCGGCATCCAGTTGCACCGTGCAGGTCATACCCTCGCTGTCTATCTCCTTCACCGTGCCGCTCATCACCGGGAAGCGCTTATTATTCCCGGCACCCACTATACGCCTCAGCTCCTCACCTATTTGCTTGTCTATTTTATCCACTGTAGCTATAGTTTGAAGGCATATTAAATCCCACCAGTGGTCCCAGCTCACCTATGCGCCTGAATCCAACCTTTACACCAAAATCAACATCCGTACTTTCAATTATATAAGTTCCCTTCAGCTCCGGGTATCTGGAGTCTACTATATAAGCGTCATATCCTGGCAAAAAGAATGGCACCCCAAAACAGGTTACTTTCCCCTGGTAGCCTATATAGTTCAAAGTAAATTCCTTCTCCTGGGCAAAATGTCCCATTGTAGTCCCATCGGCCACATGGCTCATCAGCTTCTGGTATTTCTGCAGGGCGCTCTTTGCTCGGCTCGCCTGGTTGATCAAAGCTCCCGTGGCCAATTTGCCTTTAAACAATACTTGTACCGGCTCGCTAGGTATGCGCTGCTTCAGTTGGTTATCCTTTACAGTGTTCCAGCCCAGCTCCAGCCCCACACTCGGAAACCCTAACCAGCTCAGTCCCGTTACATTCTTATTGCCATTGGTCAAACTTGCAGGCTTCGCTCCGCCTCCTGAAGCATAGGCGGTATACGGCAGGCCGCACCATAAAGTGGTCGGGTTTATAAAGAAGATAGTAAGCGTATGGTCACTTACTTCCTTTATTGTATCGCAAATCTGTACCCCATTAAAATTCACAAACCTGATCCCGGAGATATTAAAGTCCACATCACACTGCACGGTGATATCCGTTCCCTCGCATGCTTTTTCCAGTAGCGCTTTTGCGGTTATCGGTTTAGATGATGTGTATTTAATGCCGGTATTAAGTCTTAGCTGTCTTTCATATCCCTCGCATTCCACCACCAGAGGCATTGCAAGATCACGGCGTTTTACAAACCCTCTGAACTCTTCATTCATCACCCCGTTATAGCCCAGGCTCACTACTATCGGGTCACCGTCTGCAAATCGAGTACCCGTTGTTACTGGTATAGGTTTACCCCCGCTCACCAGCCAGAACTTCGCTTTACTGGGTATAGTTAGCGAACAGCTCTGGTTAATAGAATGTATAGATTTCTTGATACGCGCCGCATTCACCCCGCTAAAACTAAACGTCCCCACTTCCGGAACGGAAGAAGTGATCACAACACTACTATTTAATATTTGCCAGCTCATCTAGTTTCCGCTCAGTTGTATTAAGTTAAATGGCTCTTCGCTCACCAGCTCCAGAGTATAAGCCTTTACATGCTTTACGCCAATACTGTAGGGCAATTCAAAATCACGCACAGTTACCAGGTCAGTCCCGCTGCTGTCCGGGCGCAGTAAAAACAGGTCCGTAAGTACATTCTTTATGCTCATGGGTGTGCCGCATTCAAAGCAATCCCGCATATCCTGTACATCATTCTCAGGTAGCCGGTTCGCGTCCTTGTTGATAAGGAAGCCCTTGATGCTGATACTGTAGCTTTCTGTGTTGATCAACTCGCTCACCCTTCCCCTCCGCTCAGTCAGCTCGGTATCTATTACATGCTTTTTACCTTTTATGCTGATCACCGGATATGGTAGCTCATACGTTTGCTGCTCATTATCGCTGTTCGTATAGGTAAGCGTCACCGGCAGGTAGAGGCCGTTACTATCATAATACTTTGTACCAAGGAAACCGATATCGGTATAGTCCTGTGCATTATCTCCCTGTACCGGCCCAAACTGCGGATTGAATGACGTGCCTGGCACACCAAAATATTTTTCAAATAAATTCTGTATCGAAATTTCCATAGTTCCTGTTATTGCATCCCTGGTATACCCATTACTACATGGTAAAATTCTTCTTTGAACATCGCTGCTATTTCCTTTATGCCCTCCTTCGTATTACTGAAGTGGTTGATCATATGCTCACCTATATGCGCATTGATCACTATTTGCCTTGTACCACCACCTGTAATGCTGCTATTAGCATCACTTGCCGCATCCATACCCATTCCCTTTGCCACAGCCGCCTTAGTTGCTGCAGTCATCGGCATACCTATACCGAATATGGATGCTGTCTGCTTATTAAGGCTCGTTTGTGAGCGGTTAAACATATCCAGCGCCTTCCAGCTATCAAATACTTTTGCAGGCCCGAAACTGCTGCCCATAAGGCTGTCTGTTACTTTTTTCATCCGGGCATCATCCACCACAAGGCCCTTCGCAGCTGCACCGGTCGTATCCTTGAAAAAATACCCTATCAGGTTACCCTCTTTATGGGCGTTCTTATCGGGAAATATTAGCCCAATAAGGTATTTTACAGCTTCAGCAAGTCCTTTCATGAGTGGCACCAGGTCTTGTTCCAGTTCCGTCCCAAAGTCCAGCAGCCCTTTCATTGCATTTTTAAACTCCTGGCTCAGGAAGATCCCGCCAATCGGTTTAAGCAAATCCCATAGTCCACTTCCAAACGCCTTCATACTAGGCCACAGCTCGTCAAACTCATCGAATATTTTATCAAATACTGGTGTAGCCTTGGCAAGTATGCCTGGTATATCAGCCAGACCGTTGATAATACCGTCTTGTATACGCTTTATAGGCCCGTTCTGAGCCTCCATTAGCTTTGCCGTAACATTCCACCACATATCCTTAATGGTGCTGTTTTTGCCCCCTACAGTCTGGCTTAGGCGCTCCAGCGCTCCGGCAAACATGCCCCCTTTCTCACTGGCTCTGTTTATCGCGCTCTCAAACTCCTTAAAGGATATATCCATATCCTCCACACGCTTCAGCGATTGCTCCATCGGCATCTTCGGGAACAGGTCTTTTGCCACCAATGCCTGTATGTTGATGTGGCCGGTACGTTGCAGTTCCATCAGCTCACGGCCCTGTATGCTCCCCTTCGCTGCAGCGCCCATCATATCGCTGCCTATTCGGTTCAGTATAAAATCATTTCCTCCGGTGGCTGCCACGGCATTGGCAAGGTTCATCATATCCTTGTTACTGCGCTCAGGCGTCATGCCGGTACTTATAAAGCCCATTTCTATTGGCAGCAGGCTCGCTGTGGTAAACGGAGTGTAAAACGCCTGCTTAAGCACACCCTCCACGATCTCATTGGCACGGTTACCTACAAACGTCTGCAGGCCCACCTTCATATTCTCAAGCTGCACGCCATTGTCAAATGCTCCCTTACCCGCATCCATTACCTCGCGGCCTGCCATCATTACGCCCTGGGTAGCCAGGCCGCCCAGGAATATGCCACCCATCAGTCCACGGCCACCACCGCCGCCACCAAAACCCGATCCCTGTATTTTTGAATTGAGCCGGTCCACTTCACGCCCTGCACGCTCTATTTCTCCGGTATCAAGGCGTATCTTGGTTACTGTGCTCAGATCATCAAGCCCCTTCTTAGTCCGCAGTATATCCTTATCCACACTACCAAAAACGGAATGAGAAGTACTGCCTGTTTTCAGGAGCGCACCGCTCATTAGGTCCTTTAGTCGTAATTCAAAAAATATGCTGTTTGCCATAAAATAAAAATCCCGGCCCGTTTATAGGCCGGGATTACCCTGTTATCGTTTTTTAAATATTGCATTCAAAGGATTAGCGTCACTCTCTGCCTGCCTGATGTATTTCAGGTGCGCTATCCGCTGCGCAAATGCTTTACTATCTTTTTCAAACCGCTTCTCCCATACCCCGTAATATTTCAGTACGGTCTTCCAATATCCAAGGAAATCATGCTGCGGTCCACCGCGTGACTTCCCTATAAGTTTACCAGCTCCGCAGTTGCATCGAAGATCAGTGACTTCAATTTGGCAAATGTGGTAGGCAGATATTTAGGGCTGTCTCTCAGCTCTTCACAGCCTCCCACGAAGCAGGTCTGTGCCAGCATCTTCCAGCTATCGCTTACATTGGCGCTGTCGTCCGTCTTGGAATTATATGCATCCATTTCAGCGAAGTCCGGATGTTTAAAGTAGGCTATCTTGCCAGCCATCTTTATGGCATATACCCCAAGTGGGTATTTCGTCTTCCAGGCATCTATCTCTGCCTGCGTTTTTTCTCCTATTAGAAGTATTGGTTTGCTCATAAAACACCGTTTAAATGCTATTTTTTACACCCCAAAACCCCGCTTTAAGGGCGGGGCAATTGGGGTACTATGCACATTTTACGGGTGTTTCTTATTGCGTTACCAACTGCAGGAACAAAAATGGCAGCTCCACTTCCATCTTGAGGTCACCTTGCTTCATCCCCTTTTCAAAATCGCTGAACTGGCATCCTACAAGTGTATCTGTCTGCAATGGCCTTGTGCCTGCAGGCTTATATGTGATCTGTATATCAAAGCTAATGTCTGTAATATCTCGGCCTCCTGCAGTAATAGCTGCAGCGTTCATCACGTCAAGCACGCTCTTTAATGCAGTGATTGTACCTGAAGGCTCTCGGTTACCGCTTTGTATACCTATGGGATCATCCCCACCGGCATGCAAATGCTGCTTTGTGGTTTTAACCCCATACTTCACGCCTGTAAACTTCCCGGTAGGGCTACCGGCCAATATCATTTGGATATCAGCATATTCAACTTCCTTACTGTTGAAAAATGGGAAAGGACCTCCGGATGTCATCATAACCTTATATTTTATTTCTTATTAACTTAAATTTTACTTTTCGCGCTAGGCTTATGCTTCAAAGCCAAGCATTATATTGATGTAAGTACTGTAACCCACCGGCAATACCTGCAGCACCACGTTCACAGTGTTATTGCTCAGTATGTTTTGGTTCGGGTCCACAAAGCAGTTCACGCCGCTGCACTCACCTGCAGATACCATGTTATTCTTTATCTGGTTGATGAATTGCTGCTGCAGCCATTTTGCATAGCCTGGATCAATAGTTCCACCTGCTACCGTTGGCACTTCATCATCTATCAGCTGCACACCAAAAGCATAAGCCAGGGCAAACGCCTTATTGATCACGCGCCGGTGAGCGATGCAGTTATAATCATCACTTGTTACGGTGCAGGTAGGATCACCGGTGAAGAAGTAACCGCTTACATTCGGATAGGTCTGTATGGTAATGATCCCCTTGTTAGCCAGGGCAGCTATATCACCGCCTGCAGCTTCTACTGTATCGGTTCCCACATATGCCTCACTTACGCCACTTAAAGGTCCGTTAGCAGTACGGCTTATCTTACGCTGCACCGGCAGTTTAGCCAGCATTCCGGCTACAAATCCCAAACATGCTGCAGTACCACCGCTATATCCTGTCGGGCCTTCAATATCACCTACCAATAAAGAAACATAGTTATCGCTCGTACCACTGGCCATGTTGGTTACATCACCGATCACATTACTGTAGCTCGTCCCGCCCACAATACCAAAGAAAGGTTTGTCAGCAGCTGCTGCAGCTACTGCTCCTGCATGCAATCTCGTCAGCGCTGTGTAGCAGTCTGCATTCACGCCGGTCACCGTAGTTACGGTCACTTCCGTATCATCGCTCATCACCATGATGCCCTTGCATTGTCCGGCTGCATAGTTCCATAGCTTTATATAGCCATTGCTGTTGGTATGATCAGCCATATCTGCTACAGTCATGGAATCAGGCACCAGCATCAGGTAAAGCTGCGCTCCGCTGCCGGCATTATTAAAGAAGTCACTTACCTGCCTATAGGCAAAATAGTTATTGGTGGCGGTGATCGCGTTTCCTCCGGTTCTCAGGGCTGCTAGGCTCGTCACAAGTATTGGCGTTCCTAAAGCGTAGGCATCACCTGTATTGCCGGTAAGTACAAACCCCATTATACCATCATTGGTCTGCAGGGTTCCACCCAGGGCGCCATTCGTTTCCGTTATGGTTACTAGGCCATTTGTATGCACGTTCCAGTTCCTGGTAGTGACCATGTGCTTAGGCACAAACAACGCCAGCAATACTACTACCAGTGCAAGCACATGGGTCATTGCTGATGCACCAGCCAACACCGGCATGCAAATGGCCATACAAACTACAAACAGTACCGAATCAAAAAACTTCTTCATAATTATGTTTTTAACCTTTTAACCAATTAACTTTTTAACCTATTTGCTGCTTACCCCTATGTCGTAGGCGTAGCGGCTACCAGGTTCTGTGCAGCCAGTAGTGCATCCACTTGTGCATTCTCATACACCATATTTGCATCATTTACTGCAGCCTGGGCAATGTTTACAGACTTGGTGGCATCCCCCTTTTGTTTTGGTGTGGCGGTTGTAGGCAATCCCGCTTTTGCTTCCTGCGCATCAGTCAGATTTTTATTTGCTGTATCAAGAGCCGTTTGTGCGTTAGTAAGCGCAGTCTGTGCCTTTGTATTCGCTTCCTGAGCTTGTGGCAGTGTCAGTGTTACCGGAGCAACGGCAGGTCCGGGAGCTGCAGCTGCAGGTACAGCATTAGCAGCTGCTTTCTTGGCTGGCTCAGCCGGAATAACACCAACCGTTGCACGCGTTACTGGAGTAACAACCCCTGCAGCCAGTATTGCCGCATTTGCAGCCGCTAGTTGCGGATCAGCTTTTGGCATCACTGCTGGCGTGGCTTTTTTCACAAGCTGCTCGGCATGCCGGTTAGCATCAGTCTCTAACTTAAATGGCAGCCCATCAGAAGTTACATACAATGTATCTACACCCGGATTGCTCGTAAAAGCCGCCTGCAGGTTATAAAGTCTCTTGGTATTTTGTGCCATAAAATGGTATTAAAAAATGTTACTGTTTATTTTTTCCTTTCCCTGCAGCAATTATGCCTGTGAAGCATCCACTGCCGCCTGTGCATCATCCAGCACTTTTTTAGCAGCCGTTACCAGCTTACTTGCCGCCGTCTTCTCTGGCCCTGTTCCGGCAGCATCGAGCGCAGTACGAGCCTTTACGGCTTCGTCATAGTTCACCTGTGCTTTATCCAGTGCGGTTTCCAACTCATTCTTTTCGCCTTCAGGATCAGCAGCAAAAGCCTCTGCCTTGGTTACCTTAGTGACCACATTGAGCGCTTTATTCTTTTTAGCCAGGTTAGTGGCATGAGCCTGCGCATCGGTCTGCTTAAAAAAGCCATGAGTCAATTCCGTTACAGAATTGCTGCAAGTGAAAAACAGAACATCCGTTTTAGGATTTCCGGTAAAAAAGCTCTGGACTTTCTGCGTATTCTTTTTCATAAAATGAAATTTTAAAAATGTTTATTCCTTAGTCTCCCTAAGCGTTAGCCGAAGGATTAATGATCTATTAAATGCTATTTAAAAAACGTTTTGTACCCCGCATACTTCTTTATGCAGTACTTCACCCACGCCATCTGAGCACCTGTAAACTCCATGTATCTATCTGGCGTTCCATCACACTTCGTATTCGGGAAAATATACCCGTCCCATTCACCACCATTCGCACCAGGTATATAGATCACCTTCCAGCAGTACGTAGGTACTACCACTTTATCTGGCCCTATGGTCTTATCCTTGCCATAACCACCGCAAAACACCACAATGCTATCAGCTCCCGGCTCACCGCTCTTACCCGCGCTTACAAGGTCACGCTCATCGGTCTCAAGTACCTTCCAGATACCACGGTTCAGTCCTCCGGCCTGCGGGAGCATATTGCTGAAGTAAAAGCACTCATTCATTGCTACCTCATCACAAGTATTATCCTGGGCGCTCATCAGGTGTCCCTGGTCATAACCACTCCCGTCATAATCCTTACCCAAAGCAGTACCCCATATCTGCGGATCAGCCTTGAAATTGTTCGTCCGTTTCATCGGGGCATCGCAGCTCACATACTCATGCTTTAGCGTATAGGTCACCATCACCGGCTCATGCGCACTCTGTGCATACACAGTAGTATATCGCACATGCTTCACCACAACAGTATCCTGAGCCATCACAGAAGACGCACTCAATAAACCGATCAATAACGCACTTACTATTCCTTTCATAATTCCTTTTTAAGCTGCTAATCTTACGCCACCCGCGTCCTCATACCATGTTTCCACCTCAGTCAATGTATGTTCTGGCTGATTGCACCCACTACCCGGCAGCGATGCCCATATTTCCCGCACCTTATCCAGCGCCTGGAGAAAGTGGCCCGTAGTGATCAGGCTTATCGCTCCCTTTTCAGCTATCAGGTATAGCGCCGCTATATCCTGGCTCTCCGGGGAGAAGTCAGTAAGTCCCAACCGCTCCTTAATAGCTACCCATGTCGTGTAGGTGATTTGGTAAGCGCCCGAAGCGCTCGTCTTTATCGTTTTACCGGCCTTATTGGTATAAGCAAAGAATACATGAGGATGATCCCATATTTCCTTTGATGCATCCATTGGGTCTTTATTCACCATAAACAACTTACCGCCAAACATCATCCTGTACCCAACCGGAACCGCAGTACCTTCACTATGACGTATCATTTCCAGGAACGCCTTTATAGACGAATTAGAAAGCATCATTTTAAGGTTTGTTATACTCGTTTCCATCAGTTATTTATTATTGCCATTTATCAATTACCGTCCTTATTATAGCCTCCAGTTGTGGGCTTAAATGATTCAGGTCTATTTTCAAGTCCATCGCATACAGTTGCAGCTCATCTACCAGCGCCTGCCGGTCTTCGGCTTTTATGTTACAGTCCTTTAGTATATGCTGTAGGCACTTTTGCTCCTCATCACGCGTCAGGTTCTCAACATCCATCGCACCCAATGCCAGGTATACTATAATAGCACCTGCCACAAATCCCACCAGGGCCGATATGATACATGAGCTGCTAAACATTACGCGTTGCTATTACCAAACAGATCGGCAAATAGGGTTTCAAAACAAACAATGTAATAGCTGATTGTATGCTTCGCATTGGCATGTGCCAGCTTTGTCATATCGCTGCCCAGGCGCTGAAGGCGTGCGTTAAGGCCAGCGTTATCAGCCACCTTTATCAGCGCGTTACACCCTATTAAGGCTTCATTGCATGCCGTTATGCATTCGGCATCCAGTTGTGTTCCTCCCGGAAACAAAGCCGCAACATCTACAGCCAGATTGCTCGACAGAGCTGTCTTGATCGTAGTAGTTACATTAGCCATCTTTGTAGCTATCGCCCTCAGATCAGCAGGTATTAACTCAATGTTTACTTTCATAAAAAATATTATTAAAGTTTTAAAATCAGTATTGGCATCCTGAGCCAGGTCGAAGGGTTAGCTAATTACTTTCCGGCTTCTCCAACAACTTCGGATCAGCAGTACCCGTAAACGAGAATAAGAATACACCGCTCAATCCGCTCCCTATCTGCTGGCACCAGCTCACCACCTCGGCAGCCGTAGCAGGCAGCACATGAAATACATTTATCTTAAAAGCGCCCAGTACAAGTGCAGCAAAAAAAGCAAGCACACCCGCGATCCATCTGCATGTCACATAAAACTTAGGGCTCTTACTCTTGATACGGGCCATCAGTATCTTCAAAAAGTCGATCAGTATTTTCATCTTGATTTTTTTAATTAACTTTTTCATCGGTTCCGGTTTCATTTTCCCGCTCTTCCTTTTCCTGCGCTTCCTGCTCCTCGCGGTTACGTTTATGTTTCCACTTTACCTTCAGGTGAATGTCATATAGCGCATATCCGCTTACCGCACTGGTCAATATGCTGCCGATCACCGTAAACACATCATTCACCGAAAAATGCACACTCATCTGCGTCAGTCCGTTCAGTACCCATGTGCCAATTACCAGGAACACAGTCCGGAAGTGAGGTATATTATGTATTACTTTCAGCGAAGGCAAAGGGAGACCTAATTGCAATTGACGATCCACTAACTATGGTTTTTCAGGTTTTAAATACTGTTTAAAGGCTCTCTATATCATAGAGCATCATAGTCGCGCCGTCACACTTCCCTGCCAGCTCATGGTGCTACTCGCGCTGTTAGTAGCCACCCACATATAGTTAGTATAGGGGTTACCCTCATTCCCCGTCTGGTTCACTATATAAGTATTTGTCGCAGGCGTAGCATTATAAGTTGTCGTCGGGGTTACTGTATAGGTTGTCAGCGGTGTAGTGCCGTAACTGCTTCCACCATTACTGCTTGCATAAAGCGCTACAGTTACAGTCGGTGTGCCTGCGCTCTTCCATACGTCATTACTGAAAGTGAGGCTATGCACATTACAGCTGGCAGTCAGTTTAAAGGTATCTGTAGTTGCACCGGCCACAGTATCTACTTTACCGTAAGCCACAGGGCTCGTCACACTGTTTTTGTAATATGGGCCGCCTGCGCAAGGCACAGAAGACGTTGGAGCGAAGCTCACTAAATAACCGGCACCCAATCCCATGATCAGGGCAATTGATAAGAATACTTTAATGCGTTTCATAAAATATCGTTGTTTCTTTTGCCACCAAACCCCGCTCCAAACGGTAGCGGGGTTTGGTTAATTATCTTATTAACCATTTAACTTTTTAACTTCTTATGCTGCCGCGCTCTGAACTATCGCCCCTACACCTACTTCACTTATCCGTGCCTTGTGAGCACCCATACGTATCAGGCCGCTATATACATCACCATAGTACACAGCACTGTTCTCGTCATTATACACATGCACATCACCCACAGCCTTCGCGCATGCTGCACGCTGCCAGAAGAGTATCGCGTCATTATCCGTAGCTGATCCCGCTGTTCCTACAGGGTTTACTACTGGCACTGCCACATTGTTATAAGTACAGGTATTGCTGCGCATGAAAATCTCAAAACCTAACAGTGTGCGCGATATGCGGCCCGTTGTAGGGTCCACCGTTTCACTATAGTCACGGTATTTAGTAGCTATAAGATCAAGGCGTATCTGTGCATAAGCTCTTGCGCTCATCAGCATCGCGCGGCCTTCCATCGGCACATCAAGGCTATCAAGATGGGTCCCGGCAGCTTGCACATCCCATACGGTAAAGTTCAGGCGGTTACCGGCTGCACCTGCTGTATAAGCAAGCGAGCTTTGGATATTGGTAATGTCATTGTTGGTTATGCCGGTTGAACGAAGGATGTTGTTATTAGTGCCCCCACCATAATCAGCAGGCAGTACTGCCGTTCCGGTAGCAGCTATATCCACGATCACGTTATCCGCTATTACCTTGCGTATCTTCATCTCCTGGTTATAGAGTATGCTCTCACGCTTGCTGTAGCTCAGTTGCACTTCTTCCGCATTCGTTATCTTGAATGGGTCAGTCGTGTACTCATCTATGCTCCAGTCCAGCGTTACGTCCACACGGGTGTTCGTGTTCACTGGTCCGGGACCAGACAGGTCACGGTTCTTTACCACATTTGGCGTGCCTACAGCCTGTGGGCTATGCACAGTAAGAAAATTCACATACTCGCTTTCATCGGTCATCGCCAGGAGAAACTCATTGCCCGGATAGATGTTTTCCACCAGGTGATTTTCCCATATTTCACGGTCTATACCACAAGTGGTTACACCACTATCCCCAGCAAACCCCGCCGTAGTACCAAACAACGACATGGCTATCATTGGCAGCCAGGGCTTTGCAAGCGCAAGAGCAAAAAGCGTTACACCCACAATTAAACCAGTGATCGGGCTCCCTTGAGACGCCCCTATACTTACGATGAATGCTACCATCAGCAAATTCACCAGGAATCCTTTAACCGAAAATTTATTTTTCATTTTGTAATTATTAAAAGTTTTTGAAGTTGATGTTAGTTGTACCTGCAAGAGCTTCACCTCAACTACTTCCTTCTGGTGCTATCGCCCCTCATAAAGGGCTTTGGCTTTTCGTTTGGCAGATAGCCGAGCTTGTTTTTATAAAGCGCGTTATAACCATCTTCGCTCAGTGCTTTGAGATCGCGCAAACGGTCAGTGCGGTCCAGCTTGTCCCAGCCTTCAGCCATCATGGCCTGTACTTCGGGAGAAAATGCGCCGCCTTTCTCTTCCTGCTTGATGCCGTCCAGTACGCTTGTAAACCCGCAGGTAGCCAATATTTCTTTCAATCCTTCCGGATCGCTTTCATATTGCTTGGCAAACAATGTCCGCTGCTTGGCGGTGATTTTGCCCTTAGCGCCGTCCAGGAGTGCCGTTACCTCTTTAGTAACCGATTCCTTTTCTACTTCTTCAAGCTTGTCGGTCAGCTCGTCATTTTCAGCCTGCATTTTCAATACGGCTTTTTCTATTGCAACAACGTCATAGCCTTTTTTCAGGCCCAGGCATGCTACAACCTCTTTACTTAATTGGATATCTTCCATTTCGGCTATATTTTTATTGTTAAAAACACCTTTTTGGTATGCGGCATCACAGATCGCATATACTTCTACATGGCTGGCGGCTTCAAGACCCTTCACCTCACCCAGGTCATAGATACCATCCACAAGGCCTAAAGCCAATGCCTCTTTAGCATTGAACCAGTTATCCTTGCCATTAAAGAATTTTGCTTTTGCATCATCCTCGCTCATCTTCGTTTTTGCTACGATCATAGCAAGCATGTTTGCATTCACTGCGTCTGCATTCTTAGCCATATCGCGCAGCTCAGACGAAGTGCCGCCCTCTTCATAGCGTCCCTCATGGATCATTATCTGTCCATACTTGCTGATAAATACCTTGCGGCCTGCCAATGCTACAAGAGCGCCCATACTTGCAGCCATACCCACGATGTATATATCTACCGGTACAGCGCTCCCCTTTATAGTATTGTAAATAGCAGTACCATTACCGGTACTGCCGCCTGGAGTATTAAGACGCATATCTACATGGTCACATGAGCCTTCATAGGCCTGCAACTCATCAGCAATACGCGAAGACATATCCCCGTCAATGATGCCAAAGGCATTCATTTTTGGTATATACTTTTCGCCTCTGTTTTTCTTTGCTGTTGCCATGTTTTATTGTTTCCTGCTTTTGTAAAAACAACCGGTCTTTAAGATGCGACCGGCTGTTTTTGGTACAAGCCATGCAGGTGGTTACGTGTAAAATTGCACACTCTGAAATGCGCTTCCAAACCATCAATCAGCCACATCGCAACCCCATGCGGTAGCACACCGCGCCCCATGCGGTGCCATCTCTTTTTTTATCGTAAAGCTTTACGCGCGAGGGTACTTTTGTTTCACACACGCACCCTCCGGCTTCGCCGGAGGCAAAGCTCAAATCATTACCCATGCCGAATTACAAGCAGCAAAAAGACCTCGCACGCAAACTGTTTTTAAACTTCGATTTTACTCAGAAGCAGATCGCCGATAAGGTTGGTGTTAGTGAAAATTCCATTTCCAAATGGGCCAAGGCTGAAGACTGGGAGGGTATGAAAGAAAGCTCATTGCTTTCGCATGCTAACAGGCTACAGGAGCTTTACGACCAGTTGGCGTATGTCAACAAACGTAACAAGATCGCCATTGAAGATGATGATCCTACTACCAACCCCAACTATGACGATGTCGCTAAAATATCCAAGGCAATTGAACGCCTGGAGAAAGATGCCGGTCTCGGTGATATAATCAAAGCAATTATTGAACTCATCTCCTTTGTCGAAAAGGAAGATATGGCGCCAGCCAAAATAGTGAGCCATTGGGGTTATACGTTCATCCAGGATAAAATGAAAGAATTGAAATGAGCAAGAACGTAAAGCAGCTATTTGACGAACTCCAAAAAAAGCATGAATCGTTAGCAGCGGCTACTCCGGTCAATACCACCGAAAAGCCCAAAGAAAAGCGCATACGCATCAAGTACCTGGAACAAAACCCCGAAGAGTGGTTTAAATACTATTTTCCTGTTTATGTGTCAGCGCCACCGGCGCAATTTCATATCGATGCCACCATACGTGTTTTAGATCACCCGGAGTGGTACGAAGTCCGCAACTGGTCCCGTGAGTTGGCTAAGTCCACGCGCACAATGATGGAAGTACTTTATCTCACCCTCACCGGTAAGAAAAAAAATGTATTGCTTATCTCCAACTCATATGACAATGCTGAGCGGCTATTACTTCCATACCAGGTTAACCTGGAGAAGAATAACCGCATCATAAACGATTATGGCGATCAGCAAAGTCTTGGGAATTGGGAATCCGGTGAATTTATTACTAAAAAAGGTGCGGCATTCCGCGCCATTGGTGCAGGGCAGTCACCGCGTGGCACACGCAACGAAGCCGCTCGCCCGGATGTTATCCTGTTCGATGATCTTGATACAGATATCGACTGCCTTAATCCGGATACAATAGATAAGCACTGGGATTGGGTGATGGAAGCGGTTATTCCCACACGTTCTATATCTAACGCTTGCCTGGTATTGTGGTGTGGCAATATCATTGCCGAAGACTGTTGTGTATTACGCGCGCAGAAATATGCA